GGCAAAGGATTAGCTTTGCAGTGAAGCCAAAGCGACTATATAGCTCGTCAATTATCTTTAGCCCTGTTCTTTTTCCTGTTGTAGCATCATATGTGCCGATGATGTCGGCGGGAGTGACGGTTGAGGGATCGGGTTGATTATCCGAGTTTTTATGCCTCCGTGGGTCAAAGACATTAACAACGATAACAGTTGAACCTCCGTGATCAAAGATAGCATCAAGGGCGTAAGGGATTGTGTAGCCCGGCGCGGCATCGCCGAAGTAGGTTATGCCATCCTCCCTTCTTAGGACTAAAACAGGGTTGTTAATCGTCTGGGCATACCAGTCGTTTTCAGAAATGCCTGTGGGCTTAGTTAGATGCACGGGTGCAGTTCCGACTAAAAAGATGACCGCAGATTTTACTTCCCTGACTGGAACCGGTCCCTTCACTATTTCTATGGTTTCAACACCGTGCAAGTAATTAGCTGGCATCGCTTACCTCCTTCTTGGTTTTTTGTTTAGCTGGTAAAGGCTCAAGGTAGCCAAGTCCCTCATAAGTCTTGACTACCTCGGCATCAGGAAGTTCAACTTCCTTACCCGGGAAAAGCCGATATTCATCCTGCCCAACCACAACAATTGTTGGGTAAGTTAGCTTTACCTTATACCTCATTTGGATACCTCCGAAACAAACTCTTCACCCTCGTATACAGTTATGCGGGTGGTTAGTGGTTCTTCTTCCTGAGGGACAACAAACCTGCCGTTGCCCTTAAAGCTTAGAAGAAATGCAAACTCTCCGCTTTCGTGGTAGTAAAGTTCAAGCCCCTGAGGGGTAAGGTTAAACTGGGTCTTAAGGCTTAGGGCGGTTAAAATTCTTTCCAAAAGCTCGTAAGCTCCTTGCCCTTTTTCTCTTAAGCTTCTGTAGAAAAGAAACACAGAAACATCAAAGTCCACCGAGAAGGCAAAACTCGCTATCCTTTCAAACTTCGCCTTCTCTATGATATACCAAAGGCATGGTGTTATCTTAGGCTTTGTGAAAAGTTCCGTGGGTTTATCCACTTTAGAGAGAATTGGTAGCCCGAGTGATTGCAAAGCGTTTCCAATTTGTGCATCAAGTTCGGTCAGCATCCTATAACACCTCCTTCAGGCTTCTTTCAAAGATTTTTTTGAAGTGGTTCTCCTCCAGAAACTTTTCCAAAACGGGATGCATATAAGGGCGTGGAGGGATGCCACGTCTGGTGCCTGTTTCGTGATAAACCGCATAAGGAACGGGAGTTCCGATTACTGCCTTCCAGTCTTGGACTTTATAAGTAAAACTCTGTGCAAGGGCGGTTGTCCGATGCAGCTTCTTCTCAGAAAAACCTTTTTTGACCTTATAGGCAAGATAACGAGGGTTTAAGTCTTTCCAATCTACGCCGTGAGACCTACCTTCCGTTTTAAAAATCGTTGAAAGGTCTGTCTGAATTTTTTCAGCCGCCCTCGTGAGGGCAAGCTCGCTGGCTTGTGCAAGCTTCTTCGGGAACTCGTCAAAAAATCTTCTCAGTTCCTCTATATCCATACCATTGCTCCTCTTTTTGGAGATAGTTTTAGCAAGCGTTCCGCCTCAGCTATCAGACTTTTAACATTCATAGTCTGATAATCCTCTGCCCGTCTCCAGTAAAGATTCACACTTGATGCAAGCTCGCTCGCCGCAAGTAAAATCAAAGCCTTCCTTGCTTCTGGAGTGTTAGGCAAGCTATCCACATTTAGCAATCTCTTAGCCCTGTTTATCGCCAGCTCAATGCAATTTTGCAGAATTTCATCAGGTAACGTGCTATCGTTCAGAAACTCCTTAACCTCGTTTGGAGTTATCATTGCTCAGCCTTCCCTTTTTTAGGTTTTTCTTCCACCTTCTCGGAGTAGCCTGCCTCAATCAGAATCCTTGCTTTGTCCTCATCCACATCTTGAACTCCAGCCTCAAAGACAAACTCCTCACCGTTTACCCAGATCTTCACCTTCTCCTTAACAAGCACCCTCATCGCAAACCTCCTTAGTTGCTTTCAATCCGCACGATAGCGGGCTCGTAAAGCCTCTTCACAGCGTAGAACGCCCTCCAGCCCACCGTCTTGACCCTTCCGAGTTTGTCCAGGTTTGTATACGTGGTTTGCAGGGTGTTCCCGTCTATATCCACCACTCCGTAAGCGTTATCACCAAGCACGAGGGTTAGGTAGGCGTCTTTGTTGGTAGAGTTCCTGAGAATAGGGATGGCGGTCGTGGAAACAAACTTCACTCCGAAAAATTCCCCAATGTAGCCGGTTGCGATCGGCTCCTTTCTGGTTATCGAAAGCGTGATTAGTTCATTGTCAGTGAAAAGGTCAAGTAATTTGTCCGGGTGTAGTATGCAGACATAGGAGCCGTCGGGGAACTTGGGGATGTTTGCCCTCTCAAGCTGAATGACAGCTTTTCTTATCTCAGCTTTAGTAAGCTTCTTTGTGCCATCCAGGGCATCCCTTGACCCAGCATCTTCAGCGTAGATAACATTCGTGCCAGATGTTAGCTCGTTCATGGCGATTCTATCAAGAGTCTGCTGGGCGTTATAGGCAAGCAGGTCTACTGCCCTGTCCAGTAGAGGAACAAAGCTTGTGATGTCGGTGAAGTCGTCAAGGTCAATGTAGTTTGCGTATTCCTCCACGGTGGCGGAGACCTGCCTTGTAGCTAAGCTTGCTCCGCTGGTGGGGGTGGGCTGGAAGGTGATGGGAGTCGTATTCACGGGGAGAGGTTCAAAAGCGGTAAAGACTGCAGTCCTTCCTGAATTGCGAGGAAGGCTAAACCTTTGCCCGTACTGGTTCGCCACGAGGTTCTCCTTCACATAAGCAAGAAGCTTTCTTTCATAATACTGAGGAAACAGTTCTGGCAAATCGGTTCCAGTTATAGCCATGATTTACACCTCCTTAGTTAATTTCTCAGCAAGTTTTTTAAGCTCCGCATAACTCATTTCTTCAATAGACTTCTCAAACTCAAGCTGGGCTCTTTGGCTGGATGGCTTATAGACCTCTCTGGCTTTCTCGGTGTATTCATCAACAAGTTCCTTTAGCGTCTCCACATCCGCCTTCTCAATAAGTTTCAAAAGCGGGCTTTTTTCTCCGTCAGCGAGCTTGACAAGCCTGACCGCTTCTCGCCTCAGATGCTCAATATACTTTTGCCCTATCTCTGCAATCTCCTTCAGTGCTAAGTTCTCCTTCTCAAGGGCTGAAAGCTTGGTTTGCAAAGCCTCAACAGCCGAGACAAGCTCCTCTTTTGTCATTGCTTCAAAGTGCTCAAGCATGTTTTGCACCTCCTTTATTGCAATAGTTTTCATACAAAGTTTTGGCTCGGGTGTAGATGCGATGATGTCCGTGCAAGGACGCAAGACTCATCGCTGCCTTAAGCCTATCACAGGAGATTTCTCCCTCCCAAGTGCGGTAAGGATAGCGTCGGTTTTCCGGGTCAAGAAAGTAATCCTTTGGAGCTTTTTCTCTTAGCTCCGGGTCATCCCACCAGTTGGAAACACCGAGGGCTTCCTTCTGACATCCGCAATCACGAGAGTTTAGCACTCTTGCGTTTTTGTCTGCACCTTCGAACACAAAACTTATCTCTTTGAACTCAAGATCTTGAACGACGTATCTGTCTTCAAGCTTTTCAGTCTTGACGATAAGTCCCGCAGACACGCTTTTTATCGGACTTGGGGACATCTGAAGAAGGGCAATAAGTCTTTCGTTTCCTTGCTTTGTAATGCGTAGCCGTGCATAAACTTTTCCGTCCTCATACCACGCTTTCACTACAACTCCGACCATATTTTCAACTTCCCATTTATGATCCAAAAGAACAGGTTTTCCTACAAAGGTGTGAGCTTTTGCTTCAAGTACCTCTTTAGGGAAACAAAGCTTGCCGTAAGAACGATCAATACAGCTTGAAGACAAAGCTACTACATTAAACTCTACGCAGCAATCCTCTTCTGTAAAACCCGCAAGGTTCAGTCTCTCGTCAAACACAAGCATTGCGTTATAAGATGTCATAAGAAAAAAGGAAGTTCAAGCAAAGATTTCACAAAGATTTATTTCTTAGTGCGTCGGGAGAGAGGAACAATTTCAAACACGGTTTGATTGAGTTTTAAAAACTCCTGCAATGCGTCTTCTGGAATTCGTAAAGCTTTCTTTTCTCCGACTTGGATTGCACGGAGATAGCCGAACTCAATGTAAGAGTAGACTGTGCGTTTGCTAAGGCGTAAAATCTGTGCTACTTCATCAACAGTATAAAGCTTCATGCCATATCATTATTTAAAGATATAAAGACGGAAATGCCGTAGGCTCAAGCAAAGATTTCACGAGAAGAAGAAAGGCGGGAGATAGGGCTATCATAAACTGCAAATCTGCAGACTGTGATATTTAAAAGCCCGCACGGGCTTATTTGTTGTGCGGGCAGTTTTTTTGGATGAAAAGAAGAAGGGCAGGGAGTTGATTGTATGAGATTAGCTGAATGAAGTTGCCCTCCCCATCCACCACCCTTACGGGTCCCGTCCCCTCCCTTTCCACCCGCAAGGGGTGGGGGAGGGTGGAGAGTTGTTTTTCAATCTCTATTAGTTTAGAAAGTGGTAGGCGTTGCTTTTTCATGCCTTTGCCTCCGTCTTCAAGGTCAATAAAAACTCTTCAGCCAGCTCAAGTATTTTGATTAACTCATGAAGATATTTAATACTTGTCAGCCGATAGTAATACTCATCCTCCAGATAATCCCATACTTCCCTGAAGTTCTTCGGATATAGATATTTTATCAACTTCTTTACACCTTTTAAACCATCATACAAATGCACCCTTCCGTCTCCGTATGCTTGCAGATGCGTTTGTAATAAACTTTTTAAGTCTTGCTTTCTTACCGCCTCAACTCTGTCCGCTTTTGTTATGTATAAAGACTTCCCAATTCTAAATATTATCGGATATTCAGCAATCTGCCACTGAAACTCTGCAATAATCACCTCCCTGTTCAGAGGTGTATAGCTTACTGCTGGAGTATATTCGCCACGGTCATATTCTACGTAAAAGAGGCGATAGCCTAAGCCTTTTGCCTTAGCACGCAGCTTATCATATTGTGAGTCTAATAAATACTCAGGAGAAGGTTCATAAATTACCTGCAACTTTACCTGCCTCATATCTAACACCTCCTTTTAAGTTTTTTGCTGGGCTAAATAACCCACCGCCACGCTGGGTTTCGCCCCCCAGCAGGGCTTTTTGGGTTAGTTCTTTCATGGCTTCACCTCCTTTGTTATATTCTCACAACGGGCAGGTTATTCAGTTCTTCTTCAGCCCTTTCTCTTGCCTCTCCCTCCAAAGCTTCCTCTTCACCTTCTCCGTAGTAATCACTTAACCCCTCTTTCCATTCTCCTACAAGCCTTTCATAAGCTTCCCCGTAAGTTTCATACACATTGTTATACCAAAACAAATTCTTCCTCCCGTATCCATCAAAATAGGGAGGAAACTCAAGCTCACGACCTCCCACCGCATCAGGAACAAAAACCCTTTTCCCTTCCAATTTCTCAGACAAGAACACGCTCTTTTCCACTCCGGATGGAAGACTCCAAAACTCCTCATAATCACTTTCGTCTACGAATTCTACTATGAGAAAGGTATGGATACGATTAGCTGCGTCGATGGTGCCCCAAACCATTCTTAGGTCCCTCATATCACCACCTCCTATCTGGTTTTCTTGCTGGGATACCCTCCCAGCGGGGGTTAGGGCTTGATGCTCCTTCCTTTCCATGGTTCCACCTCCTTTAAAGTAGTTCTTTAACATTCTTAATAGTGGAAAAGGGTATATCTTTTTCCTTTGCTTTTTCTAAAGCTTTCTTCCATGACACAAATTCCTTCATACCAGTCCTTGACACAAACCACAGTCCCCTTCTCACAACTTCTTCCAAAGAAGCCGTGTCTCTCCGCTTATAAGCCTTCAACAGCAACCCCCCAAGCTCTGTTTTAAACAAAGCCTTAGAAAGATTGTCATCGCCCAGCTCCCCAAAGTAGCCGTATCTGAAAAGCTCACCCCAACCATCTACTCCTATTAGCGTTTTGTCCTTCTTGAGCAGCGACTCTATCCTTTCCCCGACGAAACTCAGAGTTTTTTCGGGGATGTGGGAAATGTCTCCTTCTCCAACCAACACCTTGTAAACCTTCCCATCCACTTCAAGAGGGATAGCGTGGACCTTGATTGTAAGGTCCTCATTGAGGCCGTATTTGACCTCCAACTCCAGCTTCACGTCTCCTTCCAGCCTTACCTTTGCTGCCATGGCTTCACCTCCTTTCATGGTTTTCATACTTTTAATTATATATTCAATTTTATAAAAGTCAAGAGGTTTGATTATGATTTTCATCATAATTAAAGATGGCTTGCAAGTATGCAGAGTAGATACTGTCTCCTAAGCTTACCCCTACAATGAGATTAGCAAAGAAGGACAAAACCGCACGGTTGGAACCTGTAAAAATTGCAGATCCCAACCAAACCCAATTTCTCGTCCCCGAGGGTTTAAACAAACCTGCAAATTTGCAGATTTTAGTATTGCGAAAAATTCTCAATAAAGTGTCCCATTTTTTTGTCAAACTTTTTTCGAGGTCAAAAATTGTTTGACGGGACACCTTTCACAGCCTTGAAAATCAAGGAGTTCAGAGGGGTAGGGTGTTCCATTTTTTTGTCAAATTATATCTGC